TCAGTACATACTCCGATGAAAAGGATGATCCTAGATTAGAACGAGAATATAAATATTACGCAGGTTAGGAGAACTTATGGCAAAGAAAAATATAGATACAGAAGTTGAGATAGAACTGAAAGAGGAAACTCCAAACGCATATCCTTTTATGAAAGGATTAAGTCCTATTACTCATTTACGAAGATATTTGAAAAAGAAAGAACTAGAAAGAAAAAAAGAATTATCTGAATCTGAATCTGATAAAGGTATTGGTTTATACATGGAACCTGAAAAAGTTTCTAAAAAATCTGGTGGAATGATTAAAGCCAGAGGAAATAAATTAGCAAGATCTAAACCAACTAAAATTTGTTAAAGGAAAATTATGGGAAATAAAAAACCACCTGTTGTTATAAAATTAAATCCAGAAAAAGAAATTGGATACAAAGTCACTGATGTTGGATCTGGTAAGGTTCTTCAAGAAGGTTCTACTAAAGTAAAAGATTTAGACAAAAAAAGAATGGGTGGAATGCCTAAAGTTAAAAAATACAATTCTGGTAAAATGGTTACAGAAGACGGTTACGAACAATTGTTACCGCCAGGCGAAGATCCAGGAGAAGGCTACAAAGGTTCACCTGATATGTATCCCGATTACGAAGAAGATAAAAAGGAAAAGAAGAAGAAAAAATCTAAAATGAATTGTGGCGGATCCGCAAACAAATATAAATCAGGATCTTACGTACAAGTGAAAACAAAATTAGCAAAAACTAAACCTTGCAAATTGTGCTAAGTTTGGTAGGAGAATAGTAATGCCTATTGAAAAAAATAATTCAGATCTATCTTTAGAAGAACAGATCGCCAAAGAAGAGGCGCTTGCCAAGGAAACTGATCCCTCAGCCGTTGTCGATGAAATAACCATCGTGGAAGACGGAGCAGAGACCACGGATCAGGAACCACAAAGAGAATTTAATTTTGCAGAAAACATTGCAGATCGTTTAGATGAAAAAGAATTAAAAACATTAGCGAATGATTTAATAGAAGACTATAAAAATGATTTAGGTTCCCGAAAAGAATGGGAAGATACCATCACTAAAGGTTTAGATTTACTCGGCATAAAATACAATCCATTGAACAGACCCTTCAAAGGTGCAAGCGGTGTTTCGCATCCCATGCTTAATGAAGCATGCGTGCAATTCCAAGCACAAGCTTACAAAGAACTTCTTCCACCTGATGGGCCTGTACGAACACAGATTGTAGGAAAGCCAGATCCAGAAAAAGAACAACAAGCAGCTAGAGTAAAAGATTATATGAACTATCTTATTATGGATAAGATGGAAGAATATACAACCGATGTGGATCAAATGTTGTATTATTTACCGCTAACAGGATCTACTTTTAAAAAAATATATTACGATGAATTATTAGAACGACCTGTCTCTAAATATATTCATCCAAGAGATTTAGTGGTTCCTTACTATGCTACTAGTTTAGCAGAGTGCGAAAGAATTTCTCAAGTCATGAAAATGACAGAGAACGAAATTTTAAAAAAAATGGAGATTGGTATCTATTCTAAAATAGATTTAAAAGAACCAAGTGTAGAACAAGATCAAACACAAGAAAAAATTAATAAGATTGAAGGAATTACTCCTACCTACAACGAATTATTATACAATGTTTTAGAAATGCATGTAGATTTGGATCTAGAAGAATATACTTCGGAAGATACTGGTAAAGAAAAAAATATAAAAGTTCCTTACATTGTAACTGTTATAGAAAATACAGGACAAATTTTATCTATTTATAGAAATTACAGAGCAGACGATCCAAGATATAAACGAATTGAATACTTTGTTCACTTCAAATTTTTACCAGGATTAGGTTTTTACGGTTTTGGATTGCTCCACATGATCGGTGGACTAACTAGAACTGCCACTGAAGCACTAAGACAGCTGCTAGATGCTGGTACGTTGTCCAATTTACCTGCTGGATTTAAGTCTAGAGGTATGAAAGTACGTGATGATGACCAACCTATTCAACCTGGAGAGTTCAGAGATGTGGATGCACCTGGTGGAAACATCAAAGATCAGTTCCAAATGCTTCCTTTTAAGGAGCCAAGTCAAACTTTATTCGGATTATTAAACTTTGTAGTCACTGCGGGACAACGATTTGCGGCTATTGCGGACTTACAAGTAGGTGATGGCAACCAACAAGCTGCTGTAGGCACTACAGTTGCGTTAATGGAACGTGGTTCGAGGGTCATGAGTTCGATTCACAAGCGTTGTTACTATGCAATGAAGCAAGAATTTAAAATTTTATCAAGAATTTGTTCAGAATTTCTTCCACCAGAGTATCCTTATGATGTTTATGGCGGAGAAAGAACGATTAAGGTCTCTGATTTTGATGATCGAGTAGATGTTTTACCAATGGCAGACCCAAATTTATGGTCAATGACACAAAGAGTGACTTTAGCACAGACACAATTACAAATTGCTCAGTCCAATCCGCAAATGCACAACATTTATGAAGCATATAGACGAGTGTATGAGAGTTTAGGGACTAAGAACATTGATATGTTACTTAATCCACCTCAACAACCACAGCCAATGGACCCTGCAAAAGAAAATGCACTAGCGTTACAAATGCAAATACTACAAGCATTTCCAGATCAAGATCATACTTCACATATTCAAGCGCATTCTATTTTTATGCAGACCAGAATGGTTCAAATCAATCCTCAAGTTTATGCATTAATGCAAGCGCACATATCTGAACACGTAAGTTTCCAAGCAACTTTAGAAGTTATGGCTTTAGTACAAGCGGATCCTAGAATGAGATCTGCTGAACAACAAGATGCACAGGCTATGCAAGTAGAAGTTAATAAAATGATTGCAAAACGAATTGTAGAGTTGACTGCACAACTGCAGCAGGCTGAGGCTCAAGTAGCTGGACAACAACAAGATCCTTTAGTTCGATTGAAACAACAAGAAATAGATTTACGTGCAATGGATTTACAGCGTAAAGCTCAAGAATCACAAATGAAGGAACAAGGTCAATTTGATAGACAAGAAGCTGAGTTAGCTTTAGATATAAAAAAATTACAATCTCAAGAAGACGCTCAACAAGATAGACTTGAAATTGCTAAAGCTAAATTAAATTTACAAGCACAAAAACAAAATCAACAAAAATAAACAGGAGAATAATATGCCACTAAATAAAAAAGGTAAAAAAATAATGAAGTCCATGGAAAAAACATACGGTAAGAAAAAAGCTAAAAATGTTTTTTATGCTATGGAAAACTCAAAGAAGTTAAAAGGTGTCACTAAAAAAACAAAAAAATAAAAAGGGACTTAGTGGAGGGAAAAGATTTGGTCCTCCACCAGAAAAAGGACCTAATCCTCAAGGGATTAGCATGCCTTTAAAAAAGAAAGTATACTAATACTATGAAGAAAAAGAAAAAACTTAAAGTAAAAAAATTTGAATACGGTGGGAATACTGGATTTGGAGATGATAACGATGGATTTGGAAATGATGGTGATGGATTTGGAGGATCTAGTGACACTGGTCCTGGAGGATTATCTAGTAATATAGGTGCGAGTTATACTGGAGACTCTGGAATAGAGGGATGGGGTAATACTATAGCTGCTGCTAAAGAATTAGGATTAGGAATGGCTCTTCCTGGTGCTGGTTTATATACGGTTTACAAAGGAGCAAAACAAACTCAAGCCATGAGAGACGAGATGGGCTTACCGTCTAAATCTAGTACGCCTTCTACAGATGATGGCACTTCAGATTCTAACGATATAAAACCATTACCAAAATTAGAACCATTAACACCAGAAGAAAAAAATCCATTTAAAAAAATGACTTTTGTTAGAGCCAGTAAAGGATCCATGGTATCTACTCGTGGAACTAAATCAATACAAGTTCAAGGACACAAAAAAACAAAATTGTATTAATGGATTTATCTCATATCAATTTAGATAAACAACCAAATAAATTATTAATTAAAACTAAACTAGCTTTTTTAGCTGGAGTGTTTGAGGGAGAAGGTAGTTTTGGTATTTGGTCATGTGGAAAAGACAGACGATATTTTAGAATTCAATTAGAAATGACGGATGAAGATATCGTAGTTCAATTTCAAAAATTTTTTAATATAGGAAGCATAATTGTTAGGAAATCAAGAGGAGATAATTATAAAAAACAATATCATTGGCGGGCTAATGGTTTACCTGCAATTAATTGTTTATATACTATGTTTCCTTTTTTTGGAAAGAGAAGACAGGATAAATTTATTAAAGCAATTAAGGAGTTGAAAGAAAAATATTCTTCCAACTCCTAACAAAGTTTAATTAATTAAACGCTTTAATTTAGTTTTATATTTTTTAAGATAAGTTAATGTAGTTTTATTTTTTATCTCCCATCTCTTAATAAGAGATTGTAGATTTTTTATTTTGTTTTGTTTTTTTTCATCTTTAGACAAAACATTTATTTTTGGTTTAAGACTACCTTTCAACCAATCTTGTTGTAAAACATACTTAACCATTTCAAGTTCTAGTTCAGCATGTTGAAAACAATGACCTTGAAAAGTTGGTCGAAGGAATTGATGAATCATATGTGATACATCGTGTATGATTCTTCTCCATCCTTTACCTAAAGTATTTGGATCACCTGAAAGACAAACCCAACATTTTCTAGGATGTTTTTCCCAGACTTGTCCTCGCATCTTTTTAGTAACCCACTCTTTTCTATACTCACTCCATACTTTTTTCTTTCCAAACTTTTTACATAAAAGTTTAAAAGCCTTCCCTGCTTCAGCAGCAGTTACGTATGGAAGATTAGACGGTAGAACATTGCACTCATCATATTTTTTATGAGTAGCAATTTTTACATCAAGGGAAGCAAAACTAGCTTCTAGTTCTCTGCCCCGCTTGATTAGTCTTTCTACTTCGTTCATGATTATTCTCCTTTGTTAAAATTAATCATAAAGGTATCTTATCAAATCCCATAACTAGAGTCAACAATTATTTTCTGTTATAATTTAAGCATTATGTTCCCATGGAGTTTATTAGGGTCTGGAATTAAAGCTGGACTTGAAATTTACAAAAATAAAAAAGCATCAGAGGTAGCAATGTCTGAAGCTGCACTTTTGCATGCAGAAAAAATGAAACGTGGAGAGATTGAATACACGGGAAAGATATTCGAATCACAAAAAAATGACTGGAAGGATGAATTCATTTTATTGGTGCTTTCGAGCCCGTTGTTTTTGTTAGCGTATTCTGTATTTGCAGAAGATGAAAAAATTTCTCAAAAGTTAGATCTGTATTTTGAAAAACTACAAAACATGCCTTGGTGGGTGACTGGACTTTGGATTTCAGTAGTGGCTGCTGTGTACGGAATTAAGGCCACAGACATTATAAATACTAAAAAATCAAAATAATTGCATTTATTTACAGTTTTGATATATATCTACGAATGATGGATATAGACACAGTAAATCGTATTCGAACTGAAATTAAAAAACTAATTGATGTTAAAAGAGATCATATCGTGCATGGTGTTGACAGTATAGAGAAGCTACAATACTCTAGAGGTCAACTCAGTTCTTTAGAAGAACTGCTTCAGGTGATTAAATACCTGCTGAAAAATGAGGATATAGAAGATGACGACCTTGGTAAAACCAGACGGGTCAGCGATAGTTTCGAATCTTAAAAAAGAAACTGACGTAAAAATACCAACCGACCCAAACGACATTTCAGCAATGTTAGATAAAATTCCAGAGCCTACTGGCTGGAGAATTTTAGTACGTCCATATATACCGCCTGCAAAAACAAAAGGTGGAATTCATATATCAGACGAATCTCAAGAAAGAATGTCTGTAGCAACTGTGTGTGCTCTCGTAATTAAAATGGGGCCTCTTTGTTACAAAGATGAAAAGAGATTTCCTACTGGTCCTTGGTGCCAAGAAGGACAATGGGTTATCTTTGGAAGATATGCTGGATCAAGATTTAAAACAGATCTTGGTGAAGTAAGAATTCTAAACGATGATGAAATAATCGGTACGGTCGCAGATCCTGAAAATATCCTGCATAACTATTAGGAGAATAAAATGGTAGAAGAAACAAAAAATAATGATGTAGAACTTGATACAGATGATGTTCAAGAAACTAAAATCAATTTTGAAAATACAGAAGAAAAAGAAAAGCACGCTTCTGAAATCAAAAAAGAAGAAGTTGATTTAGGATATACAGATATATCCTCTGTCTCCAAAGAAAAAGCTGAAACTAAAAAAGAAAAAGAAGAAACAGTAGATGCAATACAAGCAAGAGAAACAGAAGCTGAGACTAAAAAAGAAAAAGAAGTAGATGATCTTAGTAAAGTTTCTGAAAATGCTCAAAAAAGAATTAAAGAATTAACTTTTAAATATAGAGAAGCAGAAAGAAGAGAAAAGGCTGCTTTGGAGTATGCAAAAGGTCTACAAAAAAAATATTCTGATGTTTCTACTAAATACGAAGAAACAGATACTGAATATTTAAAACAGTACGATGCTAGAATTGATGCAGAAAGAGATAAAGTTAAAAGACAACTTAAAGAAGCTTTAGAACTACAAGATACCGATAAGGTTATGGAAGCTAATGATAGTTTAACTAGATTAGCTGTAGAAAAAGAAAAAGTAAGAATTTCTTTAAGTGAAAAAGAAAAGAGGAAAAAAGAAGCTGAAACTGCTCCTAAACAAAATGTAGATATTGAACAAACTATTGCTCAAACAGACGTTAAAATAAGCCCTAAAGCAAGGACTTGGGCTCAAGATAACCCATGGTTTGGTCAAGATAGAGTAATGACATCCGCTGCTATGGGCTTACATGACGAACTATTAAGTCAAGGGTTTGACGCAGAGAGTGATGACTACTATAATGAAATTAATAAACGAATGAAGGATTATTTTCCTTCTAAGTTTGCTAATGCTGAAGAAACTGTCCGTGAGGAAAGTAGCAACAAAAAAATCGTCCAAAATGTTGCTGGGGTTTCTAGAAAGCAAGGCGGACGCCGAACTGTGACACTCACCAAGTCACAGGTAGCTATTGCTAAAAAATTAGGGGTGCCACTAGAGGAATACGCAAAATTCGTGAAGGAGGATAGATAACATGAATACAATAGACAAGTCTTCACGCAAGTCCGATTCTAGAACTGAGACTACTAGAAAAAAAAGTTGGACTTTACCATCCAGTTTGGATGCTCCCCCTGCTCCATACGGTTATGTTCATAGATGGATACGAACCGAAGTAGCTGGTTTTCAAGATGCAGGAAATGTATCGAAGAAATTAAGAGAGGGTTATGAATTTGTTAGGGCTGATGAATACAAAGACACAGTCGAAGCAATGAAATATCCTGTCATAGCTGAGGGACAATATCAGGGGTTCATCGGGATTGGAGGCCTTGTGCTGGCAAGGATACCAGAAGAGATTTTACAACAGCGTAATGAGTATTTTTCAAAAATTACTCAGGATCAAATGACAGCTGTACAAAATGATCTTATGAAGGAACAGCACCCAGGAATGCCGATCAATATTGATAGGCAAACCAGAGTGACCTTTGGTGGTGGACGTAAACGCTAAAATTTTTTGGCTATATCTACCTATCGTAAGGTCGGCTTAAACTTAAACAATAAATAGGAGTAAAAATAAAATGGCAAACGTTGTGGAAAAGTTCGGTCTTAGACCGTACAGAAAACTAGACGGTACACCATTGGTTGGAGCTCAGAACAGATACACAATTGCAAGTAATTATGGAACTGCAATTTACCAAGGTGACTTGGTTATACCTGTTACTGGGGGAAACATCGAAAGACATACAGCTGGAAACAGCACTGCTGTCGTTGGTGTGTTCAACGGAGTTTTTTACACAGATCCTACTACTCAAAAGCCGACTTGGAAAAACTACTATCCTGGTTCAGTTGTTGCGAGCGACATTACAGCGTTCGTAGTAGATGACCCAGATGCAGTTTTTTTGATGGATGCTGATGCGACTTTCGCAAGAGCAGATCTGTTTCAAAACTATTCTGTAACCAATGCTACTGGAAATACAAAAACAGGAATTTCAGAAGTCCAATTGGACGTTTCTGAAAGCGGCACTAATGCATCATTTATTATACAGGCGATTGATATTTCTCAAGACCCTAATAACAGTGATGTTGCATCAGCTAACGCTAACATTCTTGTTAGAATCAACAAACACTTCTACAGAAGTGGAACAGGCATATAATAGGAGAATAAAACATGGCTATATCACGATCACAACTAGTTAAAGAACTAGAGCCAGGTTTGAATGCACTATTCGGCCTGGAATACAATCGTTACGACAATGAGCATACAGAAATCTTCATGACAGAATCTTCAGACAGAGCGTTCGAAGAAGAAGTTATGTTATCAGGTTTCGCTGGTGCTCCAGTAAAACAAGAAGGTGCGGGCGTAGTGTTCGATCAAGCAAATGAAACTTTCACTGCTAGATACACACACAACACTGTTGCTCTTGCTTTTGCAATTACTGAAGAAGCGATTGAAGACAACCTGTATGACAAACTTGCTGGAAGATATACAAAAGCTTTGGCAAGATCTATGTCACACACTAAACAAGTTACAGCAGCTTCTGTGCTTAACAATGCACAGAAATCAACTGGTTACAATGGCGGAGACGGAGTATCTTTAATTAATGCTTCTCACCCATTAGCAACTGGTGGTACGTTCTCAAACGTATTAGCAACTGCTGCGGACTTAAACGAAACATCACTAGAGCAATCATTGATTGACATCGCTGGTTTCGTAGATGAAAGAGGATTAAAAATTGCTCTTTCAGGCAGAAAAATGATAATTCCAAAAGAATTACAATTTACTGCTGAGAGATTGATGAAATCTCCTCTTAGAACAGGAACAGCTGATAACGATATCAATGCTTTAAGATCTATGGGAATGGTTCCTGAAGGATACAGAATTAATCACTTCTTAACAGATACTGATTCTTTCTTTATTTTGACGGATGCACCTAATGGATTGAAGCATTTCGTTAGAAGTCCAATCAAAACTGCTATGGAAGGTGACTTCGATACAGGTAACGTAAGATTTAAAGCTAGAGAAAGATACAGCTTCGGTTGGTCTGACCCTAGAGCTATATTTGGTAACGGAAACTTACCAACTAGCTAATCAATCGTTAATTGATTAAAATTGAGGGCGGTCTTAACGACCGCCCTTTTTTTATGTATAATTAAAATACTGAACATAAACAAATATTTGACACAGACTGAGTTCAGCAGACGGCCTAGAGACTGTGTTAAATAAACTAGGAGAATATACTTATGGCACAAACAACTTTTTCAGGGCCAGTAAAATCAGATAATGGTTTTATTGCACCTTCATACACTTTAGTACAAGCGGCAGCGATCAGTTCACCAGCAACTGGTTTAGTTATCTATGTTTCAGACGCAACTGGTTCAGGGGTTACTGGATCACTTTGTTTCTACAATGGAACTGACTTTATCGATGTTACAACTGGTGTAGCAGTAGTATAATTAATAATTCGTGGCTCCTTCGGGAGCCACAAACTTAGGAGAAAAAAATGGGCTTTAAAGCAGATATACAAGCTACAAGATCCGATGCAGCAGCTGGAGCAACAGCTATTGTCGCTCCTGCGGTTAGATTAAGAGCAATTTCAGTTGCCTCTAACGGTGGCGGTGCAGGATTTTTGGAACTTACTACTAGTAGTAATTCTGGTACTACTTTATTAGCAATTGATGTTTCAACTGGTGACGTTATTAATTTAAATTTACCTGAAGATGGAATTTTATTTCCACAAGGTATTTATTGTAAAACAAAAACTAACGTAACAGCTTATACATTATTTACTGATAAATATAATGCACCTGGATTAACTACTACTAACGGATAGTAATGAAATACGGATGTCAAAAAAAGGGAACAGGTAAGGCTGTCTTAAAAGCAGCGACTGGCGTGATGGCCTTAGCTTCCCCTATACTCCAAAATTCTCCTTTAGCAATTCAAGGTAAACTAATGCAACAGTCTGTTCCTGTTACCAAACAAAGAGTTAATCCAAACATTCAAGTAACAGAAACAAGAGAAGATAAAATTAAAAAAGAATCTGCTAAAATGAAAAAAGGAGGAATGCCTCCAAGAAAAAGTAAATATTTTAGAAAAACAGAATCTGGTGCTGGAATGACACAAGAAGGTGTAATGGCATACAGAAGAAAAAATCCTGGAAGTAAATTAAAAACAGCTGTTACAGAAAGCAATCCTGGCCCTAAACGTGCTGCAAGAAGAAAATCTTTTTGTGCAAGATCAGCAGGTCAAATGAAAATGTTTCCTAATGCAGCCAAAGATCCTAACTCAAGACTAAGACAAGCTAGAAGGAGATGGAAATGTTAAATTATATTAAACATTATTACGAAAAAGTAAAAGGTAAATTAATTAGTATTCCTAATCAATATCAAGGTATTATTTTATTATTAATTTTATTAACTCTATTTTTTAAGGGTTAGTTCCATGCTACAATCCTTGAAGGATTTAATAGTAAACCTATTTTGGAATATTGCATCTATGGTTATGTTTATAATTTTAGGATGTATATTTTTTATTTGTTTACTATTTATTTTCTTAAAACATTTTTGTTTTAAACTTAAAGCATGGATAAATTAAATGAAATACTTTGAATACATCACTATTGTTATTTTAATAGCTTTAATTTTATTAGTTAATTTATCAGGATGCACTAAACAGGAAACTTATCCTAATAAAATGAACACTATTGCAGAAAAACTATCTCAATTGAAGATATGAGACGTTGTATTTATTGGTTCTGTATGGGTTTCTGTGCCTTGTTAAAAGATTGTAAATGTAATAAAATACCAGCCAATGAAACTATCAGCAAACTTCCAGTTAAGTGAGTTAGTTAAATCTCAAGTAGCAGAACGTAAAGGAATACCAAATAATCCTTCTCCTACACAAATTGATAATCTTAAAGCATTATGTGTAAATGTACTTCAACCTATTAGGTCTCACTTTGATGCTCCTGTAATTATATCTTCAGGATATAGATCTGGTGAACTTTGTATTGCTATTGGATCCAAGCCTACCTCGCAGCATGCTGAAGGCAAAGCCGCAGATATAGAAGTAGTAGGTGTTGATAATAAAGAACTAGCACAATGGATTAAAGATAATTTAGAATATGATCAATTAATTTTAGAATTTTACAAAGACGGTGAACCAGATAGTGGTTGGGTTCATGTTTCGTGGAACTCGGGAGAAAATAGAAATTCTTCTTTAAGGGCATTTAAAGAAGAGGATAAAACTAAATATAAACCATGGTAATATCTAGAGGTCAAATATCTAAACAATTAGAACCAGGTTTGGGTAATAAAGATTTAAAAAGATTTAAACAAGTTATCAAAAAGACCCATGGAACGCCATATAAAGAAAAAACCAAATCCAATCGCAAAAGAAGTAAGGTCTAGAAGATTTAAGTCTCAAGTGGTACAATCTAAGAAGTTGTACAACCGCAAGGAAGAGAAAATAAACACTCTCAAAGCGGCCGCTATTAAATTGGAGGAATAAATGTTTAAAAAAATAAAAAACAAACTATGTGAATTAGTATGTAAGGTATTTGGTATTACTAGATGCGTATGCGATCACGATTGTAATTGTAAAAAGGTAAAATAATGGCTACTTCAGGCACTACTTCTTTCAATTTAAGCATAGACGAGATTATTGACGAGGCTTTTAACAGAAATGGAATAAGACCCAATTCTGGTAATGATATGAAACGTGCCAGAAGAAATTTAAATATTTTATTTTCTGAATGGGGTAATAGAGGAATTCATATGTGGAAAGTTGCTTTAAATGAAGTTGCTTTAGTAGCTGGTCAAGCTAATTATACTGTAGCTAGCAATGTAAGTGATATACTAGAAGCATATATATCAACCACTGGAAGCAGTGGTAATAACTCTACTACTCAAGATGTGTCTATTTCAAAAATAGATAGATCGGCATATGCGGCACTTCCTAATAAATTAAATACAGGACAACCTTCTATGTATTATGTAGATCGTTTAACTACGCCTGTTATTTATTTATACCAAGCACCAGATGCTATTACTTATACGTATTTAAAATATTACTCTATTAATAGAATTCAAGACGCAGGTGCTTATACTAATACCACTGATATAGTATTTAGATTTATTCCAGCAATGATTTCTGGATTAGCTTATTATTTATCGTTTCAATACGATCCGAATAGAATTCCTTTATTAAAACAAATTTATGAAGATGAGTTATTAAGAGCATTAGATCAAGACGGTGGAAGAACTTCTTTATATATTTCACCTCAAAGTTATTTTGGAGATGGTGTGTAATGGCTGGATTTGCTACAGGAAAATTTTCTAAATCAATTTCAGATAGATCTGGAATGGAGTTCCCTTATGATGAAATGGTCAAAGAATGGAACGGATCTTTAGTACATATTTCTGAATACGAACCTAAACAACCACAGATTAGAAGAAAAACAATTACCGCTGATAGAATTGCTTTACAAAATTCAAGACCTCAAGATTTTACTTTTCAATCAGGTGGTTCTATGTGGACTACTATTAATTTAACTTTACCAGGAGAATTTGCATACATGTCCTCTGGTATGGAGCCAGATAATGGATCTGAACAAAATAGACAAAGACAATTACAACCAGTTACAGGGAGTGTTACAATAGTAATATCATAATATGACTATCACATATACAGATTTTTTAACTCAAGTAAGAAACTATACAGAAGTAGATTCTAATGTATTATCTGATACTTTAATTGATCAATTTATTAGAAACACAGAACTAGATATTGCTGGTAAAGTTGATTATGATGATTTAAGAAAATACGCTACTTCTTCTTTTAACACAGGTAAAAGATATCTTGTTACACCAGCTGATTTTTTAATTATTAGATCTATGGAAGTATTTAGCACTACTGATCTTTCAGGAACAAGAACGTATATGGAGAAAAGAGACAGCAGTTTTATTTCTGAATATAACGGTTCGGGAGCCACAGGACAACCAATATACTATGCTAATTGGGATGAAAATAATATTGTAGTTGCTCCTACACCAGACCAATCTTACGCTGTTCAATTAAACTATATAGTTGATCCACCCCATTTTACTTCCACTAACGCAACTTATTTATCTAGATATCAAGAATCTATGTTGTTACATGGTGTTTTAACAGAGGCTTTTTCTTATCTAAAAGGTCCGATGGACGTGTACAACTTATATAAAACCAAGTATAATGAAGAGATACAAGAATTTGCCTTACAACAAATGGGCAGAAGACGTAGAGCAGAGTACGATGATGGAGTGCCTAGAGTTCAGGTTCCTTCACCATCACCATAAACAAAATTAATAAGGAGAAAATAAAATGGCAATTACAACAAACGCAATTACAAATTCATTTAAAGAAGATTTATTAAATGGTTTGCATGACTTCGCCCCATCAACAGGTGATGTATTTAAATTAGCATTATATGATTCATCTGCATCCATCGGTGCAGACACTACTTCATACGCAGTTGGTATCTCAGGACAAGTTGGAGATACTGGTCAGTATGTTGCAGGTGGTGGAGCATTAGTGAACGCTTTAGTATCAGTAAACGGAACAACAGCTTTCGTAGACTTTGATGATTTATCATTTACTGGAGTTACTTTAACAGCTAGAGGAGCTTTAATTTATAACACATCTGAATCTAGTAAATCAGTATGTGTGTTAGATTTCGGTGGAGACAAAACTGCAACTGCTGGAACATTTACTATTCAGTTCCCTGCTGCAAATGATACGCAAGCTATTATAAGAATTAGTTAAGGAGGTAGTAATGGCTCTTGTCATTAACGATAGAGTTAAAGAGAGCAGCACTACAACTGGAACTGGTACGTTCAACTTAGATGGTGCGGCTCAAGACTTTGAATCTTTTGTCTCAGGTGTAGGCAATGGTAATACAACGTATTATGCCATTGTAAACTCTGGTACAAATGAATGGGAAGTAGGCGTTGGTACAGTAACCGATGCTACTCCAGATACGTTATCAAGAGACACTATTATTTCATCTTCTAATTCTGATGCAGCAGTAAGTTTTACATCAGGAACTAAAGATGTGTTCTGTACTATTCCAGCAAAGAAAACAATTTCTCCAGTGATGGAAGCAACAGGTTATGTTGTTACTCATGCATCAACATTAGATCAAGATCAAACATTAGATTCAGGAGTTTTAGCAGGACCAGTAACCATTACAGGTACACAAACGATAACAGGAACATTGGTAATTATTTAAATGAGTAAAATAGAAGTTAATCAAATATCATCTCAATGTGGATCAACATTAACGATTGGTCAATCAGGTGACACGGTTACTTTAGCAAGTGGTGCAACTCAAACAGGTTTTGGAAGAACAGGGACTGTTGATTGGGATACAACTGCAAAGACAACGGGATTTACTGCTGTAAGTGGGACAGGTTATTTTATAAACACTTCATCAGGTGCTATTACAATGACTTTACCTTCCTCTCCAAGTTCTGGTGATATTGTATCTTTTAAAGATTACGCAAATACTTTTGACACAAATAATTTAACAATAGCAAGAAATGGTTCACCTATTGGAGGAGGATCAACAGATGCAACTATATCTGTTGAAGGTCAATCAGGAACATTAATTTATGTTGATGGTACTAAAGGTTGGTTAATTGTAAATGCTGCAACAGATGCAGATTTACCCGCACCTGCTTTTGTTACCGCAACAGGTGGAACAGTGAGTTGTTGTGGTGATTATAAAATTCATACTTTTACAGGACCTGGAACTTTCACAGTTACATGTGCAGGAAATACTGCAGGATCTAATACAGTTGACTATTTAGTTATAGCAGGAGGTGGTGGTGGAGCTGGTGGTGGTGGAGCTGGTGGTGGTTTTAGAGAATCTAAAGCAACAGGTGCTCCTTGGACAGCATCGCCATTAGCAACTTGCACTTCTCTACCTGTTACAGCAACAGGATATCCAATTACAGTTGGCGGTGGTGGAGCACTTAATGTTAATACATCAAATCCTGGAACAAATGGATCTCCTTCAATTTTTTCAACAATAACTTCTGCAGGAGGTGGTTATGGTGGTGGTGGAGGACCTGGTACGACTAGACCTGGTAATCCTGGAGGTTCTGGTGGAGGAGCTTGGTCTTACAACAATCCTACATCTGGCACTGGAGGAACAGGAAATACACCTCCCGTAGCACCTCCTCAAGGAAATAATGGAGGTCCAATTTATGCAACACCTTGTGGGGCTGGAGCCGCTGCAGGTGGTGGTGGAGCTGGTGGAGTTGGAGTTATAGGAGGAGGTGGTGATACAGGTAATCCAACTGGTGGAGGAGCAGGAGGTCCTGGAGTATCTACTTCAATTTCTACATCTCCCGTTACTTACGCATCAGGAGGTAAAGGATATGCTTCAGCTGCTCCTGGTCCAGAACCAGCAAATAGTGGAAATGGTGGTGGAGGAGGACCAGTTGGTGGAGCAGGTGTGTCTGGTAACAATGGTGGTAGCGGAATTGTAATAATAAGGTATAAATATCAATAATTATGACAAGTACAATTAAAGTAAACAATATTCAAAATCAATGCGGAACTGCATATATAGAAAGATGTGGAACTACAATTACATTAGGTACAAGCGGAGATAATATTACTCTTGCTTGTGGAGCAACACAAACAGGATTCGGTAGAACAGGAACAGTAGACTGGGATACAACGGCTAAGACGGCTGGCTTTACAGCAGTCAGTGGAACAGGGTATTTTGTAAATACTACAAGTGGAGCGATTACAGTAACACTTCCAGCGACACCAACAGCTGGTGATATAGTTGCTATAAAAGATTATTCAAACACAGCAGATACAAATAATATTACAATAGATAGAAATGGATCTAACATTCAAGGAGCAGCAAATAATTTTACAATATCAGTTGCAGGTACATCTATTACATTAGTTTATGCAGACGGAACTCAAGGTTGGGTTTCAACAGGTGCAGCAAAAGCATCGGATATTACAGAACAAGCTAGATTTATATCAGCAACAGGTGGATGTATTTTAACATGTGGAGATTATAAAACTCACGTATTTACAGGGCCAGGAACATTTTGTGTATCTTGTGCTGGTAATCCACTAGGATCAATTTCAGTAGAATATATGGTTGTCGCTGGAGGAGGGGGCGGTGGTATTTATGGTGGAGGAGGTGGTGCAGGAGGATATAGACAAAATTATCCAAGTCCAACAACTACTGGTTTACCAGTAACAGCAACAGGATATCCAATTACAGTTGGAGCAGGGGGAGCTAGTAATCAACCTGCATGTAATTCAGGAATTAAAGGAAGTGACTCAATTTTTAGTTCAATAACATCAGCAGGTGGCGGAGGTGGAT